TTCGGATCTGATGCCTTGCGGCAATCCGAGCATGGAGTGCCAGGCGGGGTATGTGTGCGAGTGCCCGAAGGGGTCGGAATATGACTACATGGTGGGTCCGAGCAAGCGCGAGGCGTGCGAGTCGTGTGGCGGAGGCGAAGATGAATAAGGTGGTGGAGTGGGTTGCGGTGGGCTTGGCCGCTGCGATCGCGGCGGTGGTGGGGTCGGTGGGGTTGTTTATTGCCTGGTTTTTGCTGGTTTCCAGCTTGGTTACCGGGAGCACGCTGGGGTATCGGTTTGCGCTGTGGCTGATTGGTGCGTAAATGAGCTTTGACACGCTCAATCCGTTTTCTGAAATAGCGGATTTCAATAACGCCAGGCAGGATGGCATTGGCATTATATTTCGTGAGACTAATTTACCACTGTTTATTCCTTTCTTTGAAAACGATCAAGTTGTTTATAAGGTTCTGACTTCCATCAGTGCTATTAACGTTTGTTCGTTTTCGCCTGCTGACTCTGCGTTTTCTTCCAATAAATTTATAAAGTATGCGTATACGCAGGCGGTTTTAGATTTGTTTCAAGGGGTATCTAAGTATAATAATGAAATGGAGTGGCAGCTGCATTTGATTTCACGATTGCTGTTGTTGCGTAATAGAAATTATTCTATTGCCAGGCCGGTGGTGGCTGTGCCTGAAGCTGAGATAGCCAGCACGCAGCCCAGCTTGATGATGTGTTTTTGGGGATTACGAACACCAGACGAAAGCCGCTATTATGGGGCTCCAACTGGCTATTATAGGATGAATCCTTATTCGGTGTTGGCTTTGATAGACACAGAAATAGGATTTAGCACTGGGCTACAAATTGAGGACGTTGTTAAGAAGACTTTTTTTGGTGCTACCGCTGTAAACCTGGATCATGGACACGGATTTTTACTTGATTACAGGCTTAAAACTTACTCTTTCGATTTCTTTGAGCTGTTGGAGCGAATGACGCGCTCGGTTTCTGGCGCTTGCACTATTTATTTGGATGTGGCCGAAGTTCTGGTTCTGTCTAATGATGAAACTTTGACGTTTGAAGTTCAGTTTAACCATACGTTTTATTCAGAGGTTGTGTCGCTGACTTGCGAGGTAGAGATCACTTCTACTGCGGTGACGGTTAATTATCTTACTTTGAGCGGTGAAACATTAAATGGCATCGAGTTTTTTGGCGTCGATGGTTTTTTCAGTAATTTAAATTATTCAATTGACTCTCAGACTGGTTTTGGCACGTATTCGTTTACTATAAACCTTGAAGTAGTCTTGATGACTGAAGCGTGCTTGGTCGTGCCTGTTTCGTCTATTACAGTTAACGATTATTCTCAATATAATTTTATCAATTATATGACTACCAGGTATACGACAGAAACCTTGGAAGAGTTTATTTCTACTTCGGCTTTAGCTGCAAGAACACTCGACAATGTTGATGCTGAAGGTTCATTAGACTTATATTTTTCTCCTCAGAGTAGAATTTTAAACACTGATGGATTTTGGGTTTTTGGAAATATGAGTAGCGTTGTTGGAACTAAAGAGCCGATTGCAACTACTGTTATAAATTCTGGCTATGAGTACAATACTACGCTGTACCGTAGTGAAAGTACAACTCATTCCTATGATTATGGAATGGGACCGTCTTTTTCTATAGACTATTCTACTAAATATCACTACCATTATTATGTTACCTTGAATGACGTAGTTCAATCTAGTCAAATGTCAATTATTCAAAGTTTTTATAAAAGTCATGTTTCTGCTCTTGGTAGAGATGCAGCGATAGTCGTTTATGTTATTGATACTAGCTATGCGCATAACAATGTGTACGGTGGTGCCACTAATGAAAGTTTTGATACGGTAACTAACCTCGTAAAAAGCATAACGTTGAGGCTTTCCATAGAGCAGGACGGCTCTATATCAACGGTTGAAGATAATAACAGCGTAGTAAATCTTGCTAGTAGCACGTCTTATATGCTCAATGGTTACTATATGTCCGCAAACAGACAGTATACCTATGTAGGGCAATCTCCTATTCCGACATTTACTGGCCTTTATAATTTTGATTTTTGTTATGAATATGACTATCAGTATAGTGAAGTATGTGACGCTAGTTACTTGATAGTTGGCGGCGCTAATTTTTATCCGTATACCTATAAGTACGCTCCTATTACTGATCCTAGTGAGTGCGTATATCAATCATATGGAACTAGCAGTTTGGGGTTTTCTATTATTAAGCACGACGACAGAAGAACTACTGGCACTCTCTCTAGCGCTGCTGATGTCGTGATAGCTGAATTAGCTAGAGGAGAGTATACAATGAACAGTATAGGCGAATATTTAGGTTATACTTTTTCCAGAATGGGTGTTGGTTTCGACCCTTCAGCTAATATTCATAGAGATTACGCTGCTGGAAAATTATTTGGAAAAGGCTATGCACTTTTAACTGAAAATTTTCGTCAGTCTCTTTATAATGGAGTGACTCCTTATATTACTTCTCGTTGGGGAAGCGCTACTTCTTATTATTCATATTTAACCGAGTACGTAGTACCTATTTGCAATTCCTATACTGTTGCTGGCAATTTGGGTTCAGTGATTAACGTGGATACTCAATTATTGGAAGATTATCTTAGGTATGATAATCCTGACGGTTTGTTTCCACGCAATTATTCTCCTACTGGTGGTACTTGTCCTACCTTTTCTACTGATATTTTGCCTCTTGTTAATTTTACTTGGTTAAATCTTTATTCGCTTAGCATTGAAAGCACAGCTTACAGGCTAACAAATGTCGATTCTTGTGGAACATATAATGTAAACGCTGTTCATACTTGGTATAGTGTATCAGGAATTTTAAATATGTATTTAGATAACTATCAGAATTATTATCCTTCTTTCTATTTTTCCAGCAAAAATATGGTAGCAATAGCAATGGACGGCTATAGAAAGTTTGGAATAACTAATAGTCTTGCTAACATTGGTTTAATTTCTATGCTTACTTGGTGGCGTTATAGCTATCTGGCCAACACCAGGCATTACAGCATAGTAGCATTATACAGAGTTAAAAATTCAACTATAGTCGGTATTGCTATTGGTGCTTTTAGAAAATTAAAAAGTAAAGACTCTCAGTATACGACATTGTGCGCAGCTACGACGGAAACAGCGTGGAATGCCGCTAGACAAGCTATTATTGACGATTGGGTTTTAATTCATAATAACAATATTCCACAGTCGTTAATAGATGTAATGCCTATTTTGTGCATAAGAAGTTCTGTTGTACATGTGTTTGAAGACTTTAAATCTCAATACGCTTTTTACACTTAGGTGCTGTGTAATGGACGACCCATTTTTTACCCCGCCTCAGTTGAACGAGTACGTAGACGCGGTAATCGAGCACGCCCAGTCATTGACACCGGTTCAAAGGGCCAGGCTTACTGCTGCTTTTGCGCCGCGATCGTCCGGTAACGAATACGGCGAGGATTTTTCGCTGGCGATCGAGGTCGAAGAAATGCTGAAGATGGCCCGCGCACTGCGCAAGCAGGTGATGGTGGGCAATCAGGTGGCCGATGGGGTTGGGCCGCGCGAGGTCAAGGAAGCAGTGAGCGCCTCCAATACCCTGCTCAACACGCTGCTCAAGGTGCATGAGCAGGTGATGAGCTTCGAGCGCCAGCGGGCTATCGAGAAAGCGGTCACCGAGGCCATCAGCGAGCTGTCGCACGACCACAAGCAGAAGTTTTTCACCCGCCTCTCTGAGCTGCTGGAAGCGGTATGAAGAAGGAAGCAAAGGCATTCTTGCAGCGCCTGCAGGCGCTTTCTGCGCAGACTCGCGATCTGTCCCATGTGGCGGACTGGGTCAGCGAGTACACCATGAGCCCGAAGGACTCGACTACCCCCTGGTCATTCAAGGATCACGAGTACCAGAAGGCGATCCTGAACGAGCGCCGGCCGTACGTGGAGGTCCGGAAATGCTCCCAGGTGGGCCTCTCCGAAATTCAGGTGCGCATGATGCTTGCCATGCTGCACCTGTTTCCCGGTTCGACGGCCATCTACACCCTGCCGACTACCTCGTTCGCCCGTCAGTTCACGCGCACGCGCGTGGATCCGGTGATTGATGCCTCTCCCCTGCTGAAGACCATGGTGCCGTCCAACAACGACAGCTCCGAGCTGAAGCAGATCGGGCACTCCTTTCTATATGTGCGTGGCTCGTTCGGGCAGAAGGCGGCCATCTCGGTGCCGGCGGACTTCCTGTTCCAAGACGAGGTGGACTTCTCCGACCAGGGGGTGTTGAGCACGTTCAACTCCCGTTTGGGTCACGCGGAGGACGGCGGGATCCGGCGCCGATTCTCGACGCCCACGGTCAGCGGCTACGGGATCTCGCTGGGGTTCGAGCGCACCACCAAGAACTGGTACATGGTCCGGTGCCAGACGTGCGAGGACTGGGTCCGCCCCCTGTTCCTCGAAGACGCGGTGCTCCCCGGCTGGGATGACACCCTGCTCAAGCTGGAGAAGGAGGATGTCACCGACTCCAGGTACCGCTTTGAGAAGGCGTTCATCCGCTGTCCGGCCTGCGGCGCCAAGCTGACGCAGGAGAATCTGGCGGATCCGGAGCGCCGTCAGTGGGTGGCCGAGCATCCGGACGCGGAGATCGCCGGCTATCAGGTGCAGCCCTTTGACGTGCCGCGTTACAACACGCCGGCCAAGACCCTGACTTCCCTTCTGGATTACCGGCGCAAGGCGGACTGGGTCAATTTCGAGATGGGCATGCCGTACGAGGACGCGGAGACCTCGTTCGTCAAGGACACCATGAAGGCAAATACCACGATCCAGCCGGTATTGCCGCTGCCCAAGGCTGCCCACGGCTGTGTGCTGGGGATGGATATTGGCAAGACCAGTCACATTATTATCGGTAAGCGGGTCAGTGATTTAGAAATGCGCTTGCTGTACGCCGAAAAAATCAGGCAGACCAGCGACGACTCGCTATATCACCGGGCGTTGGAACTGGCGGACATGTACGGCGTGATTAAAGGAGTGGTTGACGCCGGTCCTGACTTTTCCACGGTGATGAAGCTGATTTCAAGCACATGGCTGCACCGGTTTTTTGCCTGCTACTACGTGAAGAAGGCCAAGACGCCTCTGGCGGACTTGGACGTGAAAGACGAGGAGCAGGTGCTGAACGCGGGCCGTACCGACACCTTTGACCGGGCGGCCAAGCTGGTCAACAGCGGGCGGGTGAAGTTCGCCATGCACGCGGAGTTCGATGAGGTCAAGCAGCACCTGGGAAATCTGAAGCGTGTTTCTACAGTGACTTCTACGGGTGATACCGTCTATTCTTGGGTGAAGACCGACGGGCCCGATCACTACGCGCACGCACTGAACTATTTGTTAATTGCAGATTCGCTGTGTACTCATGATTTTAAGAATATTGCTCTACCCGTATTGCCGATGACCGGGCGCGTTAAAATCAAGACGTTATCCGATCGGGCTGTTATACTCCCGTATGGTTGACCGTTACCTTGTGACGCACACTGGCGCCTACCTCCATGGCTGAACTGGTCGCACCCCCTACTGTGCTGCCGCGCAAGCTGGCCTCCAAGGCGCTTGTGGCAAACCCGGCGTCTCGTTACGAAAAAGACGCCAACATCCCGCGCAATGATTATCTCAGTCAGCACCAGTTAAACGATGTCCGCACGCTGCGGGCACTGAATCGAATTATCGAGGCGCTGCGCAAGCTGGTCGAGGTGGATGGTACCGTCTCGACGGCGGTGTTCAATCTGGTGCAGGTGGCGAATTCAGGTATCACGCTGCGGGCGTTCGAGAGCAACACCCACCAGTTCAGTCAAGAAGGCACGATGCTGGCCCAGAGCGTGGTCGCCTCGTTCGACACGCTGTTCGACTACACCTTGGGCTATGCGGACAAGCCGTCCATGGGGGCAGTGGTCGAGACCATGCTGCGTGAGGCGGCCATCACCGGCAGCGTGGCGGCAGAGCTGGTGCTGAACAAGGCCCGGTTGCCGGATCGGCTGTCGGTGGTGCCGGTCGAGACCATCACGTTCAAGAGCCGTGGCGACGGTACAAAATACCCGGTGCAGCAGCTGACCGGTGACGAAATCAAGCTGGACACCCCGACATTCTGGATCGCCGACTCGCATAAAGACGCGAGCCGGGTCTATGCGCTGCCGATGCTGCAGTCCTCGTTGAACACCACGTTCTATTACGACGAGTTCGTGGAGGACATGCGCCGGTCGCTCAGGCGCTCGGGGCACAGCCGGCTGGTGGTGACACTGAACTCCGAGAAGGTGGTGGCTGCGGCCCCACAAGAGGTTCGGCAAGACCAAGACAAGCTCAAGCAGTGGTTGGAGCTGACTCGGGAGCAGGTTGAGACCGTGGTCAAGGCGCTGGAGCCCGACGATGCGCTGGTCGCCTACGACAGCGTGGAGACCGACACGGTCTCGGCGGCGGGCGAGAAGGCGGACTACCGGGAGCTGCTGCAGACCCTGTCCGGCTTGCTGGCGACCTCACTGAAGACCCACCCCTCGATTCTGGGCCTGCGCTTGACCGGCAGCCAGAGCCTGTCCAACACCGAGTCCCTTGTTTTTCTTAAGGTTGCCGCTGCACTTCAGGTACCTGTCCAGTCGATCCTGTCACGCGCGCTGACGCTGGCGTGCCGGCTATACGGCACCGACGTGTACGTGAAGGTGGAGTTCAACCCCATCAACCTGCGGCCCGAGGACGAGCTGGAAGCATTCAAAACGATGCGCCAAGCTCGTATTCTTGAGCAGCTGTCCCTTGGCTTTATTGATGACGACGAGGCTGCCAGGCAGCTGGGTACGTGGCCGCGCCCGGCAGGCGCCCCACCGTTGATGGGCACGATGTTCCATCAGGGAAGCTCGCAGAACAAGGCCCAGAACGCCAGCCCGAACGAGGATCCGATGGGACGGTCCTTGCAACCCGACACTCCGTCCAAAGCGGGCGGTGACAGCCAGTAGGTGACCTTCATGTTCGAGCCACAGAAACTCTGGTTGGGTTCACTGTCCAGCTATTTGCGCGTGCTGGATTCCTTCGAGCTGACGCCCGAAGTCGTGAAAGCCTTGCGTGAGACGGAAAATGAAAAGCCAGATATTTTTGATTCAGGCTTTCAAATTCTAAACGGCACGGCAATTCTAGAAGTCAACGGGCCGTTGGTTCCGACCACTTCTTTCTTTTCCAAGCTGTTCGGCCTGACCGGGTACGACGAGCTGCGCACCAACCTTTACGCGGCGGCCACCCACCCGGACGTGAAATCCGTGCTGCTTAACATGGACAGCCCTGGCGGGGCGGTCACCGGGGTGAAGGAAACCGCCGACGCCATTCGTAAAGTCGGGCAGATCAAGCCGGTTTCTGCGCACACTTCCGGCATGATGATGAGCGGGGCGTACTGGCTCGGCTCTGCAGCCCAGCAGATCACCGCGTCCGAGCTGGCAAGTGTTGGCTCGATCGGCGTGATTCTGGTTCACGAGGAAATTTCCAAGCTGCTGGAGAATGAAGGGGTAAAAGTGACGGTATTTCGGCAGGGCAAATACAAAGCTCTGGGCTCGCCTGTTGAGCCGCTTTCCGATGCGGCAAAAGCTCACATCGAAAGCAGGATGAAAACCGTCTATGATGTGTTTGTTCGCGATGTGGCGGCCGGTCGCGGTAAGCCGGCAGATTACATCGCGGCAAATGCGGCGGAAGGGAAAGAGTTCTGGGGTTTTGAGGGCGTGTCGGTTGGGCTGGTGGATCAGGTGGCGTCGTTGGAAGAGTCGCTTCATATTCTTCAGTCCAATAATCACGGTACATCAGTAAGTGTTTTTGTGAAACCAAGCGAGGCAACAGCAATGCGTAACAACCCTGCGCTGACACCAGAGCAGGCTGTCGCTGCGCTGGGCGCCGGGGGCGACCCTGCCGAACTCGCTGGTGTCATCGCAGCGGCTGAGCCGTCGGATGCTACGGATACTGCGGAACCCGCAGCGCCTGAGCCGACTCCGCCTGCGGACGACACCAGTGTTTCGGTGGCCCCCGCTGTTCCAACGTCTGCGGCGGTAGATGATGCGGTTTTGGCGATGCTCAAGTCCGAGGTCAAGGATCTGCGGGCCGAGGCTCTTTCTGCCCAGGTGGAGATCCACAGCCTGAAGGCTCAGGTTGAGCACCAGGACGCGATGATCAGCAGCTTGAAGGACGTGGCCGT